TGATGAAGTTATGCATCTTGCATCACCATGTACGCTGACAAAATGGTGGTTATTCAACATTTCCTTAAAACCATTGAAAAACTCAAAGTGGAACCCAATTATCCCCTCTCATCCAAACCTGGTCAAGGCATTAGTGCATGGGGTGCCACATTCAACTCCATTCTCTGTGTTCTCTTTCGATCTATTGAGATGTGTCTTATTGAATCACTTAAAGATGAAGTTATCTTCGCCAATGGGCTAAATGATAATGACCTCTCCAATATATTCAATGCCTCAAATTTCAATCAATATACAGATCAAGCCATTGAGTGTGATTTTTCAAAGTTTGACAAATCACAAGACCTTTTAACTCAAGCTTTCACTCGTAAGGTTCTCAAACTCTTTGGCCTTCATTCAGATGAAATCCTCGACCTTTATTTTGAACACTGTGCAAACTGGACACTCAATCAACCTACTCTTTTCAAACTTCAGGGTCAAGCAAAGAAACACTCTGGTGAACCTGGCACTTTGTTCAATAATACCACCCTTAATATGGCTATCATAACATCTCTCTTTGAATTCGAAGACATTAAGCTTTTGTTATTCAAAGGTGATGATAGTCTCATGCTCTGCAAGTCCTATAAGATAAATGAACCGTTCGAAAAACTTCTTAAGGAAACTATTCAACTCCCAACCAAAATTTTTACTGGTAAAGTTCCTCAATTTTGTGGTCTCTTCTTTGCATCTGGAATTTGTGTCTATGATCTTTTGCGCGCTGCAACGCGCCTTGGCAGTGCCAATATAAATGACGAAGAACGATTCAAAGAAATGAAACAGGCAGCCAAGGACTGGTTTCAAACGATCAATAACGACTCTGACATCACAATTGCTGCACACTGCACTGAGCTTTACTACGGACTCGATCCTGGCGATGGCATTCTATTATATTCTTACGTTGAACGTTTTAGTCGAATGAGTTACGATACTTATATTGAAGAATCCACACAACGCAATGACTTAGAATTCAATGCATACGCCTTTGATCCTGACAATCTCCCGAAGAAACCACCCCCTTATACTAATAATCCTTTCGTCCCAAGTGATCATCAAATTGGCCGATTAGAATCTGTTTTAGATAATCCAGAGGTTTTTTCTAAAACTATACGAAATAATCAAACACGAATCAACTCTATTAATTCTCACTATGGATCAGCTTCATCAAGTGCAACAAGCTCAGATAGCGATAATCAATTCAATCAATTCCTGTCAATTACCTATCGACCTAACTCAAG